ATTCCCATTGAGCGCATGATCTTGTTCGCACGGGCATGATCGTTAGAATTGCCCTCTGCGTACACCGTGTTCAACCATTGCTGGTCAGTCACAGTGCCACCACGCCCAACGCCACCGTCGAATGTATTAGATTCGCCACCGGCAGGAACTTCTGCTTGCCTGGTTTCCGTTTGTTGTTTTCGTAAATTCTCAGCTTCGCCGAGAACCCTTGCCGCCTCTACCAGCAGAGCGGGGTCTGAATACCCTTGAAGCAATGCTCGTTGCGCTTCAGGAACTCCGTGCTGCCTCATCATCTCGTTAACCGAAGCGTTCTTAGAAGTTGTCTCAGCAGCTTGGTTCGCGTGCTGAAGCTGCTGTTCGAGAACCTGTGACCTTTGTTCAGCCTGATACGAAGCCTTGGCTGCATTGGCCTGCTGTGTCGCTAGCCTTTTAGCTGCCGCATCATCGTAGCCTTCTGAAACCAACTGGGTTTCCAGTGATTGTGCATAGCCACGAACTTCCGCATCCAGTACCTGATCTGCGTAAGTCGTTTGAAGTTGCGCCACTTGCTCTCGCAAGCCTTGCACTTCAGATTCTCTTTCAGCATCACGCTGCCTGATGGTTGACTCCCGCTTCGACCACTCTTCCTGGGTTCTCATTCTCCCAGATTCAGCGGTTTGTTCGGGTAGTTCCCCAGTGTCAGCCGATACTTCTACTTCGGTTGTCTCTGAGGTTTCTTGGGTTACGGGTGTACTATCGTCGGAGATTGCTTCGTCGCCAGAACTCTCAACTTCTTCCGTCGCTACTGCGTCCGTTCCTGCTTCTTCCGTTACTTCATCTTTCACTTCGTCCCAATTATCTGGAACAACAGGTTCGTCGCCTGTAGGGAGGGAATCGTCGATTGCCGGGGAGGATTCATTCTCAGAGGAAGTCTCAACCGTGTTTGGTGTGACCATAAAAGTCCTCGTAAAAATATGTAAAGCCTATACAGGCTCCCCCTGAAACCTTATTCAGTTGTAAAAGCAATAGTACCGTTTTCTATCTTAGGTTGCAATTACTACTGACCGCCAAGTCCACGCCCAAAGATAGGCTCAGTTGGTCCTATTGGTAGGGTTCCGTTATCAGGCACTACGCCTGGCGGCATTAAAGGTTGTTCGGCAGCAGGAGCCATAGTTGCAGGAGTAGAGTGTGCCTCTCTCGCTTTCTGAGATTGAAGAATGCGTTTAGCAGTAGTTGAACCTTTAAGTAGTTCCATAATGCCGGGTGCGTGAACTCCTTGGTTCGTGTTACGCATCACGTATTCTTTCTGCTCTTTAGGAAGGCTTACAAGCAACTTGGTTACAAGCTTATTCCACACATCAGGCATGAAGAAATCACCAACAATAGCGTTGTCAAAAGTAAGGTTATACGCCTCTAATGCGTCAATATTGGCATCTGTTTCTTCTTCTTTATTCTCGTCAAAATCCATGCCTGCGCCTGCTGCTAGTCCGACTTTCTGGTTACGAGCGTTTGACTGCGCTTCGTAGTACAAGTCCAATGCGTTACGCCGTGGAGCCTTTGGGAACCTCTTATTGGTAACTATTCCAGCAAGTGGCCCTCTACCAGCAAGACCGTCGATAATGTTCTTTTCCTGACGCAGCCTGGTGTCATCAATTTTCTTAGCTTCTGAGTAGTACGTTGAAACTTTATCCCCGCCTGCTGCACGTTCTTCGGTGATTGGATCAAGCATCGCAGCTTGACTCCTGCGAGTTTCCCTTTTCTGGTAAGGCTCAGTATCTTGATACTTCATGCCCCATGTCAGATCAGAAGCGTTATTCAAGTAGTCAAATGCGCCAGCGGGAAAACTCCGCCAACCGATGAAATCAGACATACCCCGAGCAGCCTTGCCTTGCAATGTGTCATTTGGCCCACCACTAAAGAATGCTGCATTAGCAGTCAGCGGAATGAAGTTCCCGGTAATGATATTTGCCACCAAGCCCCAGCCTTCACCCATTGGATTACCACCGGCATCCTTGCCAAGCAGTAAGTTTATTGGAAGACCTGGAGCAAACGCTAATTGACCACGAATCCAGTTTACGAAGTTATTACTGCCAAACTCCTTAGTTTCCATGAACCCTTCAGGATCGTTCGCCGCCTTTGCAAGCAAACGCATGTCAGACAATATCTTTGACCCAGGCCCAACAAGCTGCCCTGCAACTTCCCACAACAAGTATCGAGGGTGAAGGGGGTTTAGTCGTTCCTTAACTCCTTGCCTTATCTTTTGCGGAGAGTCACCATCTTCAACCCCCTTAAGAATAGTAATCCCTGCGCCAAGCATCATCATGCCAGTAATCATTTTGAACATTGACTTACGTGCCAAGTCGCCCTTGATCCCGCCCTGCAACATTGATGAATAGAAAGCAGCCGTGGCTCGACGGTACTGCGATGCAAGCAATATGGCAGATTCTCTTGTTCTGGTTGCTTGGTTTACACCGATACGAGATGAAGACATTAGCCCTCGTGTATTGTTGATGTAATCATCTATATCTTTCAAAGCCGCAGTATCAAAAGTTCCGTCTGCATTTTTAGCAAGGCTTTCCAGCCCTTCTGCCATGCTTAATCCAGCCTCGTCAAACGCTGCTTCTGTTGCAATGCGGAACGGTTCAAGTAAGCGTCTTGGGAATGCTTTGGCTCGTTGCGCTGCGCCTCTAACTGAGAGTGCTTCATTCCATAAATCAGTTGCACCTAGCACACCTTCAGGGTTGAAAGCCTCAGTAAATTCACCGCCACCCAACTTCAACGTGCTGTGACGATTTGCCAACTCGCGCGAACGCTGAATACGTGCAGCATTAGATTTAGTGGCTAACTCTGGGCTGACTATTCCTTTTGCAAGTCCGTCTGCAAAAGCAGCAAGTGCCTTAAGGTAAGCCTTCTTGTGACCAAATGCGGCAATTATCAACTGAATAGTTGCGATAGATGCGTCACCAGCCAGGGAGAAGTACCTGCTCACACTGTTTGTCTTGGCTACACGAGAAGTCACCCAGCCTACTTCAGTCTTGGCTTGGTTCGCCAATGCTTCTTTTAGGTCAGATGCTATCTGTTGACCTTCTCTGCCACGAATAAGAATGTTGTGATTCTGGAAGGGAAGTTTTGTTGCATCTTCAAATGTAGACCCTGCTGGAACTGTCTCGAAGTTTTCCTTTACATACTTCACAAGTGCATCTTCTGCATTTGCATTATAGGCAGCACGTAGTTGGTCACGAACCCGCTGGTCATACGGAACAACGGTATAACCGCCCTCCGTTACCTCTTTCATTGTTTCTATGTCACGGGCTTTGCTTGCCGTGCCACCAATATTGCGCCTGGTAGTACCAGCATCTGGTATCTCACGAATGGCTATTATGTCGCCAGCCTCGTTGTACTTTGCAGCAATGCCACGGCTGAAGAACAACAGGTTTTCTGTTTCGCTAATTTTTCCAACATCAGCCCCCGCGCGAACTCTTAGTTCACGCGCTGCGTTACTGAGTTGACGAAGACGGTCAACATACTCTCGCTGTTCAGGGTTCAACTGACGCAAAATCGCAGGGAGTTCTGCATCGTTCAGTGTCTTCCCTTTCAGGACACCAGCAGTGTCATCTGTAAACCGCCCAAACTCGTCAAGTTTCCCAAACAGTCCTTCTCGTGTCCCTAACTCGTTTACATAAGACATTGCTCGTTCAACTAAGTTTCGCCCCTCGTCTTTCAACGGATTCAAAATATGGCCGAGTCGCTGCCCAATTCGTTGAGCCTTAAGTGAAGGGTCAGCCTTTCCTAATCGAAGGAACTCACCGACCTTGCGAGGAGTAAATTTGGGCAGGGTAATGTTCTTGCCAATAATAGGAATCTTGAAACCAAACGTACCTTCACGGAACGTCAAGTCGTAAAGTTCTCCAAAATCCGTCAGGTCTGGAACTGTGCCTTCTGGCAACGGGGCTACTTGAACGTCTGGAGGTGCTGCACCACCACGACCGCCTGTACGAATAGCAGCCACATCATCAGCAGGCCGCGCGCCAGTACCCACGTCATCTATGATCGCCTGCTGCTCTGGTGTTACATCTGGAGCGTATCTGGCTCGGTTCGCTTCGATAGCAGCGTCAGGATTAACGCGTGGATCAACTGCCATTCGCTCGTACTCTTTGACCCAATTATCAACTGTGGCAGGAGTATCGAGATGAAGATCATCAGTTAGCCGCGGGACAGGTACGCTGGATGAGTACCAGCCAGAGGCATCTTCGCCTACGAAATAGAAGTAGCCCTCGCCCTTTACCAACTCAGCATTGTGACCACGGGCTGCTAATTCTTTATTGACGTTATTAAGTGTTACTCGGGGAGCTTTAGTCACTGGAGCAACGTCAGCCTGCCTAGCAGCAGCGGTTACATCTGGGCGAACGCCGCTGAAGTCAAGTACGGTGTCTGAAGTACCAAACACATCGTTTATTAGGTCATCACCTGTTTGAACGATTACCCCATCGTGCCCAAGAGCCTCAATATGGGTACGGATTTGTGCAGCGCGCCCCTCTTCAAACCCTTTAGGGAACCTTAGACCGGCATCCCTGGTTAATTGTCTCCACTCAGTATCAGTTCTGATAACAAGAGGATTCTGAAGAACAACCCGCAGTTCTTCAATTTCGTCACCAAAGTTTGCTGCATGGATTGCGCTAGGAGTGGTATAAGTTCCCTCTCCGAGAACATTCCCTTCGATGTTTAGGTCGTTGAAGACACTCCCAGCGTCCTCGCGTCCAAAACCGCGGAATAATACAGCATCAAATGGCTCCCCTGTTTGTGCTGTCGAAACTTCAGGAGTAAGTTCGCGTCCTAGTTTCGTAGACACCCTGTCTTCTCTAGCGCGAGGGAACTGATCGTCAAACTTCTGGAGAGGCTCTGTTTCCAGCCGCTTTGTAAGTTCTTTATTGAACGCTATAAGTTTAGGCTTGGCTGCGCCAACGTCTTCCACGCGCCCTGCAACCGTTTGCGGCGGTACAGGATCAAGCACGTTGCCTACGCCAGTGCGACCCATTGCTTCTGCTGCTTGTTCTGCTGATTGCCCTGCCTGTCGCAAGGCTGCACCAGCACCAGCCTTTGTTCCGCTTACAGCAGCACGCGTACCTTTGAGAATTGGGCCAGCCTCACCAAGTCCCGGTGCCCAAAACAGTGGGTCTGCTAGTGTTTCAATGGCAAGGTCTGTGGTTCCAACCTCAAACAGCGGGTTGCGATCCACGTTTGTCTGTCCGAGATCGCCACGTATTTGATTCCCAAGAGCAGCAAGGAATCCTGATACCCCGTGCCTACCTGTTTCCTCAGTACCTATTGGAATATGTTGCTGCTCGAATCCAACAGTCTCGCGTGCCTCACGGAAAGCGTCCATAAGCCTGAGTCCCCGTGAACGAGCGTCATCAAACACACGATCAAATTCTGTCTGACGTTGGGTCGCCAAAACCGGCTCATAACCACCGGGCAATTCATCTGGAAGAATCCTGCCGAGGTACCTTGCGCCACCAGCAATTTCCTCTATTGTCCGTGCATGAACGTCAAGTGCGCCTAATGCCCCACGACCAAGAGGATGTTGAGTAATAAATGTTTCTAACAACCCCATACTGGGCTGTGCATCTGGATGCTGGACACCTACAGACTGTGTAGGCTGCGCTGTCTGAGGTTGCCTGAATCCACCCTGCTCGAAGTCACGGAACGATTGCGGTGCTGCTTGTGGCTGCGTCGCATTGAATTCTTGCTCGCTTTGAGCGATGAACTCGGTGAACTTCTGCGGAGCCGTGGGATCGTCACGCTTCAGGCGATATGCGTTCCCTGTTAGATTACGGGCAACGCTGTCAATCTGGTCAAAAAAGTCGTTCCCAGGAAAAGGAGGCTGTGTCATTCAGTTCTCCTACTGGTTGAATAAGAACCTAGCCGGTGATGCGAAGCGGGAAATACCTGTTCCCATTTGAGAAACAGGGGCACGTCTGGCACGCCTGCCAAGATTGAAGTCACTGTTTAGAAAATCTGTAAACGACTGCGGGGTTTGCCCCTGCTGGATTCTTTGACCTAAATTACCAAAGAACTCGTTTTCAGCCTGCTGTTGCAGGTTGGAAAAAAACGGTCGGTTGAAAGTAGTTACCTGACGTTGTTGTGGTTGCTGGGCGAACTGGTTCAGAAACGTCTGAAAGCCAATACGCCGACCTTCAGCGGTATCCGAAAGAACATCAAAGATGTTAATAGGGCTAACCATTTACCCAAAAATCCTTGTATTCAGGAAATCTGCGAACGTGCCTCTCGTGGGTCGATCTTGTGCCAGATATGACTCAGACAATGCTCCCGCTGACGGCAAGAACCTGGAAAGAGAGCCATACCGTCGCCGTGCAGCATCAAGAGCAACGTTCGCAAGAGTTTGCCCCTGTCCGGTAGTGGCTGGATTCAAAATACCTCCAGCAAGATCAGACGGGAGTACATCCGTTGCCGGTGATGTAAACCCTCGCGCTTGGTCCAGCAAGCCTCTGGCAGCTTCGGCTCCAGCCCGCCCAAACAACGGGTTCGTCCAATCGCCTAATCGATCATCAACAGATACTCCACCTTGTCTATCAGAAAGGAACCTCTCTAATGTCGGGTAGGCAGTTTCTTCTGTCAGGGCAGAAGCAGGGTTAAATGCTTCTTGCGTAAGGAACCTGTCTTCTATTGCACGCTGACGATCTCGTGCAATTTGCCCCATTAATCCACCGCCGCCTTCGAGATTGATACCACGCCCTCTCATTCCTGCTCTAAAGCCGGGACCAAACTCAAAGGATTCACGAGTTAGCGCTTGCGATTCTTTATCTGGCCCCCAAGAAGAAAAACCGCCGGTATCACCGCCACCATTGGCACCATTGTCAGCACCGTCCCCTAAAGGACTTGCCATAACTTTCGCACCGCCACCGCCCTCAAAGAAATTAGTCTGTTGGAGGGAACCGCCCCCAGAAGTAGTGCCAAAGGATATAACATTGCCTCCAGGGGATACTTCGTCAAGCATTAGCGACCCGGCAGCCTGTTTTGCATCAGTGTCTGTAGCAGGAGTATCGCCGAGATGACCTGCCCTGACAGTAGAACCTGAAAAAGCTGCATGTCTCCTGGCTTTTCCGAAGGCGTTGCCGTAATCGGTTCCTCTTACAAAAACAAGACGTTGTAGACCATTAGGCTCTGTAATATAAAAAGCAAAAATCATGGCGTAATCTCTTTTATATGTTCGGTTCTAACCCTGCTGCTTCAGCAGTGTTCCTTGGCGCCGTAGTGTTATATCCCGCATCAGGAGAGGGCGCAGCACTGACTCCCATTGTGCCAGCCTGCGCCAGCAATCTTGGGTCTGCACTTACTGTAGCAGGATTTGCCATGTCCTGTACACCCGCCCCACCGCCGGGTTGAGCAGCCCCGTTCATACCGGCTGCTGCTGCCATCGGGTTCGCATTAACAGCCTGTTCAAACTGGTATTGCATTGCCGCTTCTTCCATTGCCTCACGTTCGATTTCCCTCTGGATATCCATTTCAAGAAGCTGGATAACCTCTTCAGGTTCCCCCGAAAGACGGGCTGCGTGCCACTGTGTAAGCAACTCGTATTTCGCGCTTGACGCACGTATTCTAGCCCCTGACATACGCCGTTTTTCAAGGTCGTAATCCTGAACTTTAGCGATTTTAGTGGCTGCATATTGTTTCGACACGAGTGCTGTGCCGGTACTTGGATCGACCTGCGATGCGACCTGTGCGGCCTGCCAGAGCGCAAAATCGTCCTGTGGCTGTGTCTGCCTTAGTTCTACAGATAAAAGGTTATGTCCCTTGATATCGTCGGGGGCGATAACCTTGTTGAACGGCTGGTCTGTGTGGGTCTTGCCCCGTACCTCGATATCCTTGTATCGTCCGGTTTCGTACTGTCTGCCAAGGTTGTCGAGAATACCTGCAAGCATGGATTCCACTGCTTTAAGGAAGGGGGCAACTACTTCGTTATCTGCCTGTGACAGGATTTGAAGTGCCGCACCGGATACAGGGGATGTAAGTCTTCCAAGTGCAGGATCAGACAGA